TATCGGGGGGTGGTCGCACCGATTGAGAACGTCGCGACGGGCGTGCGCGGCATGAGCGCGGCATCGGACAGGCGTACGTCATCGGGTTCGTTTTCAGACATGCGGACTCCTTGTGCAGGGTGCCCGGGCCGGGCAATGAGAGAGGGCGAAGGGCCGTGTCGAACGGCACCGCCATCATCGGAAAATGCGTTCTCGCCGGCTGCGACGCATCGATGCCACGAAGCGATCTGCGACCGTCATCGCAGATCTCTCGCAGACAATGACGCCACGCCATTCCGGGGATGAAAGGTGCCACAAGGTGTTGCAAAAACAAGCCCATTCCGACACCATGATGACATCACCACCTTCCATCACCCACTGACCACTTTGCGTCGGTCAGCCGCCGCATGTCCCGCGTACAGCGGGCAGCAGACAGCACCATGGCCGCAACCGGCTTCGGTGAACCGAACCATGCTTCAAGGGGGCCCCGCCGAATGCAGACACCGCACCCAGTGCAGGACATCGTTCCAGCCTTCCTGCAGGCCATGCACGCACACGGCATCGTGCCTGATGCGCGTGGCCGCGATGCACTCAAGGCTGACGGCACGCTGGTGCGCTTCCATGTCGAGGGGGATCGCCGCGGCACCCGCAATGGCTGGGCCGTACTGTTCGGAGACAACGTGCCCGCCGGCGAGTTCGGCAGCTGGCGTACCGGTCTGCGCCATGGATGGTGTGCGAAGTCGCCGACGTCGCTGACCGCCGCCGAACAGCGCGCAATCCGGCAGCGCCAGGAAGCGGCCCGCGCGGACCGGGAAAGACAGCAGCGCGAGCGCGAAGACGCGGCGGCCAAGGCGGCCAATGTCCTGTGGAACCGTGCCGTGCCTGCCGATGCCAGCCATCCGTATCTTGTGCGCAAGGGCATCCAGCCGCACGGGCTGCGCGTGGCGGCGTGGCCGGTGCGCAACGGCGATGGCCTGGTGTTCCGGCACATCGACAACGCACTGCTGGTTCCGGTGATGAATGCCGCAGGCCGCATCGTCTCGCTGCAGGCGATCTTTCCACGCATGGATCTGGCACTTGGTCGCGACAAGGACTTCCTGGCTGGCGGACGCAAGCAAGGCTGCTTCCATGTGCTCGGCAAGCCGCTGTCCAGCCAGCCCATCGCCATCGCCGAGGGCTATGCCACGGCGGAGTCCATCCATCAGGCGACCGGCTGGTGCGTGGTGGTGGCCTGGGACGCCGGCAACCTGGCATCGGTCGCGCGGGCATGGCGAACCGCCATGCCCGAGGCAAGCTTCGTGATCTGTGCCGACAACGACCAATGGACCCGGCAGCCGCTGGACAATCCCGGCGTCACCCACGCCACGCATGCCGCTGCGGAGATCGACGCACGCGTGGTATGGCCCGAGTTCGCCATTCTGCACGACGAGGAGGACCGCCCCACCGACTTCAACGATCTGCATCTGCGCGAGGGACTGGAAGTTCTGCGTGCGCAGTTGATGCCCGCCGCTGCCGCCACCGGGGATGAAGCCGCCACAGAGGATGACGCACCGGCAACGGCCGCTGCGCGCTATCTGGTGCCCGGCAATCTCTCCGCCTTCGACACCTTTACCCCGTTCCCCGACTGCAGCGCGCGTGGCCGACCATTGCCGACCGCACGCAATCTGGCCGAACTGTGCCGACGCACCGGCGTGACCGTGCGCTACAACGTCATCCGCAAGGATCTGGAAATCCTCGTCCCCGGCCTGCAGACCACGGTGGACAACGCCAAGGAGGTCGCCGCCGGCGAGGTGATGGACTGCATGCATCGCGCCGGCATGGCCACCGCCAGCTTCGAGACCAACCTGTGCCAGGTAGCCGAAGCCAATCCGTACAACCCGGTCGCCAGCTGGATCACCTCACGGCCATGGGATGGGCAATCGCGCCTGCAGGCGTTCTTCGATACGGTGCAGGAAGCCCAGCCGACACGCATGGCCGACGGCCGCGTCCTGAAGGAGATCCTGATGCGACGCTGGTTGATCTCCGGTGTTGCCGCCGCATTCGAACCCGATGGCGTGGTCGCGCGCGGCGTACTGACCTTCGTGTCGAAGCAGAACCTGGGCAAGACGCGCTGGGCGCGGCAGCTGGCGCCGGCCGAGCTGCAGCTGATCGCCGATGGCGTGGTGCTCGACCCGGCCAACAAGGACAGCGTCAAGCAGGTGATTTCCAAGTGGATCGTCGAGCTGGGCGAGGTCGATGCCACGTTCCGCCGCACCGATATCGCCGCGTTGAAATCGTTCATCTCCCGCAGCCATGATGAGATCCGGCGTCCCTATGCGCGCACCGAATCACGCTACGCGCGGCGCACGATCCTGTTCGCCAGTGTCAATGACGAACGCTTCCTGCGCGACGCCACCGGCAATACACGCTGGTGGACCGTGCACGCGGTGGCGCTGGGCGAACCCGCACGGATCGACATGCAGCAGGTCTGGGCCGAAGCCCATGCGCTCTACTGCAGCGGCGAGACCTGGCATCTGGCCAGCGATGAGCTGGACGCGCTGAACGCCACCAACAGCGAACACGAACCGATCTCGCCGATTGCCGAGCTGATCGACCGTCACTTCGACTGGTCATTGCCTGCCGAGCACCGGAGCACGCCCTATCGTGCCACCGAGATCGCCATTGCGGTGGGCATCGACAAGCCCAACCGCCGTGACGTCAACGAGGCGGCAGCCTACGTGGTCAAGCGCCATGATGTGCGTACCAAGCTGATCGGCAAGGAGCGGGCGAAGGTGTGGCTGATGCCACCGCGCAGCCGCAGCGTCGCCGAGCACGCCGCCGGACCGTTCTGATGCCGCGAACCCACGACGGACGTCATGTCTGCAGCGGCAGCGTCGAGTGGCGCTTGGACTGCGAGGCACGGCACTTGCTGGGGCTGGGCGGCTACCACTGCATCGATGCGCGCGGACGCAGGATCAGGATCGGTCCGCGCCGACACCGCCAGCAGTACCTCCAGCGCGTGCAGGCAGCCCGCGGCCCTGCCGAGCGTGATCGGCTGGCAAGGGCCGCGATGCGGATATGGGATGCAACAGTCCCGTGCCCCGAAAACTGGACACAAGTAGATGAAAGGTGTTGACTAACGGCGTGCACAAAGGCAGCATACCGGTAACGGCCACGCCACTTTGCAGGAGCCCAGCCATGCCTCGCACCCGTCTGCATGCCTTCGATGGCGAACAGCTGACCGTGCAGCAGATCCATCAACGCGTACCGGTGCTGTCGCAGCGGACCATCCGCGACCACCTCTCCGCCGGCCGCCGCACGTCCACGGCGATGCTGTGCTTCGACCCCATCGCCGCCGCAGCACGCGGTGGCCGCATCACCCAGCGCATCCTGCGCGCCCGCAGCAGCACCGGCAGCGATTGTTGACTGCCGCCGCACCTGTGCATTCCCCCAGGAGTAGACACCGCATGATCCCCGCCTCGCTCGACAGCAGCCAGCGCATGATCGCCGACACACTGGCCGCATTCCGCTGCGGATCCGCCTTTGCCAGCGTGCCGCTGCACTCGGTCCCGTTGACGCGGCCACCGCTCTACATCGGCATCGCCGGTGGCAAGGGCGTTGGCAAGGACACCCTCGCCAACGGGCTGGCCTCTGCGCTGGCACTGCCCTGTGACACATTCGCTTCCCGGCTACGGCAAAGCGCCGGCGCCGAAAGAGGCCGCGAACACGTTCATCCGCAGCTGTGGGTACGCTCGTTGTTCTCACGCCTGCCCACAGGTGGCCTGGTTCCCGATGTCCATTTCGATGACGAGGCACGCGCCATCCGTCGCCAGGGTGGCATTGTCATCCGCATCACCCGCCCCGGCCACGAAAGCGTGGACCTGCATGCCGGCAGCCAGCCGCTGCCCGCCGCGCTGATCGATATCGAGCTGCACAACGACCGCAGCGCGGCCGATCTGGTGCGCACGGCACTGGACCAGTTGATGTGCCGTGGCGTGATCTGAACGGCCTGCCGGAACCGCCGCCGCGCGACGGGCCGGTCCGTTGCTTTTTTCATCCATAACGCAGGTTCCGGCCCATCATCGGCGAAAATGATGTAAGGTCGTCCCCCATCAATGACGGCACCTGCCGTCACCCTGCATCCCCAACCGCTTTCGCAGAGAGGAAATGTCATGGAGGTCGAACAGTTCACGTCGACACGCCAGAAGGCCATCGTGTTGTTCAAGTCGCAGCCCAAGGGTGGCAAGGACATCGTGAGTCTGGATGCGATCTTCATTTCGCTGTGCTCGCTGGCCAGCGCCCAGCCCGACGCCGCTGCCGCCAAACAGGCGCGTACCGCCGCCCGCCCCGGCAACCAGCAGCCCCCTGCCCCCTGGTTCACCGAGACGCTGGCCGCACTCAAGGGCAAGGGCGAGTCGATCACCGTGGCACGCTTCCTGATGTTCGCCAACCGTTTCCCGGTCAAGCGCATGGACCAGGTCAATGCAGCCCGCTGGCTGCGAGATGCCGGCTATATCCCGCGCAAGACCGGCGGCAACCTGGTGTTCGACCTTTGACCCAGCGCCACCTGCAGTCCTGAAGCCCCGGCATCGTCCGGGGCTTTTTCGTTTCAGGGCCCGGCGCACCCGGCACGAGGATTGTTCCCACTGGCCGTCCTCACCCTGTACCTGCCTCCTTCCCTTGTCCTGTCTTTGTCTGCAGCAGATGAGGACGAGGAGTACTGCAGAACCAGAAGATCGACAGGCAAGGATGAAAGACAACGCGTGGCGAGTTGCAAACCTGCGCATGCAGGTCCTCGGCGATCCTCGCGCATGCATCTGAACGCCTTCAGCCGCATACTCCGAAAGTAGATGAAAGGTGTTGACGTGATCGGCGGGATGGCAACAGTGGATACCAATGCCACTGACCAACCTCGCCATGAACGCCCTGCCCGACAGCATCCAGACCCTTGCCGAGGTCATCGGCCAATCCGCAGCCCTCACGCTGGTGCGTGCGTGGCCGCCGACCACCTCCAGCACCACCGGACGCCACCGCGTCATCGTCTACGTCCCCTCAACCCTGCCCGATCAGCATCGACTGATCGACATTCTCGGCCTGGAGATGGCCCAGCGGCTGGTCGCCCACTTCGGCGGTGAACTGCTGTTCCTGGCGTCCTGCTTCGCCGCCAGCGCACATGAGCGTCGCGAGCAGATCGCACGCGCGGTGGCCAGCGGCATGCCCCGCGAGCACGTGGCGCAGGAGTTCGGCGTATCGCAGACCACCATCAAGCGCGCCCTCCGCGGTGCGCGCTCTGCCCCGGCCCCTGCCGTCCATCCGGCCCTGCTGAAGGGGTACGCACGCGCATGAACGAGAGCGACCTGCTGGCCGGTGTGCCGGACTGGGCCAAGTACCTGGGCGGCACCTCCGGGGTACTGATCGCAGTGTCGTTGTGGCTGCGGCAATGGCTGTCGTCCGCCAAGGTCGACCGCACCGCCGATGAAGCCACCAGCAACACCCTGCGCACCCTGCAGGAACAGCTGGCCGCCGAACGCACACGCGCCGATGGACTGATGCACGAACGCGAGGCCATGGCCCAGGAGATTGGCCAGCTGCGCGGTGAAGTCAGCGCCCTGCGCGCGCAGATTGCCCAGCAGAGCGTGCAGATCGATGCGCTGCTGGACCTGGTGCGCAAGCGTTCGGGAGCGACTGCATGACCGCCGCCGCAGCCAGCGCCCTCGGTGGCGCCAACGTGGCCGCGTTCCTGGACATGCTGGCCGTATCCGAAGGCACCGATATTCCCGGCCAGCGCTCCCGCAATCGCGGCTACGACGTGATCGTCGGCGGCCAGCTTTTCAACGATTCCCGCGACCATCCGCGCGTACTGGTGTCGCTGCCACGCTACGGCATCAAGTCCAGCGCCGCCGGCCGCTACCAGTTCCTGCGCAGCACCTGGGACGACCTTCGAGCACGTCTGGACCTGCCGGACTTCGGCCCGGTCTCGCAGGACCGCGCGGCGGTGGCGCTGCTCAAACAATGCGGTGCCTACGAACTGATCCGCCTGGGCCGCTTCGATGCGGCGGTCGCCGCCGCCCGCCGCATCTGGGCGTCGCTGCCGGGCGCCGGCTACGGGCAGAAGGAGCACGCACTGGAGACGCTGCGCGCCGCCTATCGCGCTGCTGGGGGGCTTCTGCAGTGATGCCGATTCCCGTGAGGCTTCGCATCGCCCTGCTGGGCCTGGTTGCCAGCCACGTGGGCTGCGCCTGGCTGGGCTGGGAGCTGCGTGACCGCAGCGCGGATCTCGCTGCCGCCAGCGCACAGGTCGCGCAGCAGACCAGACGTGCCGACACCGCACTCGTCGCGCGCCAGCAGGACCACACCAACGTGCAGGCCGGCGTACAGGTCGAATCACAGCGCCTGGCCATGCAGTCCGCGCGCACCCGCCAGTTCAACACCCTGCAACAGGACATCGACACCCATGCCAAGACTCCTGGTCGCGACCGCGGCGATGCTGATGCTGAGTTCGTGCGCATCTGGCGCGAAGCCAATGCCGGCCGCCCTCGTCATCCCTGACATCAGTATTGCACCGGCACAACTGCGCGCGCCGCAGGAACTGCCCGATCTGCAGGCCGCCGATGACGATGCGCTGCTGCGCAACCACGTGGCCGTGGCGCGCCAGTACCACGAACTGGCCGACCAGATGCGCGCGCTGCTGTGCAGCCTCGGCAGCCAGCAAGGTTTCACCGTCAATGGTGCACCACCACGGATGCCTGCGGGCTGCCTCGCTGATGGCAGTGCCAGCGCTCACGGACCGCGCCGGCCCTGATCGAGCCAGCCACGGCCACGCGTGCAATGCCCCGCGCCCCTGCCAATGGCAACACTACATGCAGAAAGCGCGTGCCGCGGCCCGCCGCGTTCTTCCTTCCATTCATCGCATGAGCTGACATGGCAACCGACACCCCCTCCTCCACCCTGGACGCGCTGCACGCCGCCATCGAAGCGGCGATCCGGGCGCGCTTCCCGGATCTGGCCACCGTCGAGTTCTATCGCGAGGCCAACAATGATGCCTTGCCCACGCCCGCCTGCCTGCTTGCCATGACCCGTTGCGACCGCGGCAAGGACAGCGATGATGGCGGCGGCCAACTGCAGGCTGTGCTGCGCTTTGAAGCTCGCATCTCAGTGCAGTCCGCTGCAGCCGGCGCTGCATTGCAGCTGCGCAGGAAGGCCGTGACCCTGGCCACCTGGCTGCATCAGCTCGGCCGCTTTCCCGGTGCGCCCAGCGGCGCGATCGAGGTGATCGCCGCGCTACCCGAGGATGCCGCAGCGGCGCAGCCGGATCTGCGCACGTGGATCGTCGAATGGTCAGTGCCCATTGCGCTGGGCGGCAATGCCTGGGAGGACGCCGATGGCGTGGTACCGCAGGCGTCCTACAGCTTCGCACCGCAGATCGGCCGGGCCCATGAGTCGCACTACCAACCGCTCGCTGAGGGCACACCATGAGCGCTGAGCATGCCCGGTTGATCGGCAACCTGTTGATGATCGGCGTCGTGCGCGAGCTCGATGAAGCCGGCAGCCGCGTGCGCGTCGATGCCGACGGCATGCTCACCGACTGGATTCCCTGGCTGGAACGCCGTGCCGGACCGGGCATGCGCAGCTGGTGCGCACCGGAGCCCGGCGAACAGGTGGTGCTGGCGTGTCCGTATGGCGACCCAGGCCAGGCTCTGGTACTCGGCAGCCTGTACCAGGATCGCTTTCCCGCACCGGCCGACACACGCCAGCTGCAGCGCACGCAGTACGCCGACGGCAGTCTTGTCGAGTACGACCGCGAAACCACCACGCTGACCATCAGCGTCGGCAGCGGCAAGGTCATCGTCAACTGCGCCAACGCAGAAGTGCATGCCAGTGAATCGGTACTGCTCGACACGCCGTCGATCAGGGCAACCGGCAACCTGGACGTCACGGGTGCGATCACCGCAGGCAAGGACATCAGCACATCGGCAGACGTCAAGGCTGGTGCCATCAGCCTGAAGTCACACAAACACACCGCCCAGGGCCCGACGGCTCCCACCACGCCGGCACAGCCGTGATGGGCCATCGCTGCAATGCCCTGAAAACCCGTACTCCACGACGATAGAGACCATGCGAGGAATCGACGCCAACACCGGCAAACCACTGGATGGGCTGGCCCATCTGCACCAGTCCGTGCGTGACGTTCTCACCACGCCCCTTGGCTCCCGGGTCCTGCGTCGCGAGTACGGCTCGCGCATCTTCGAATTGATCGATGCGCCAACCAACCGCTCGCTGCGCATGGACCTGATCGCGGCCACCGTCGACGCACTCGCGCGATGGGAACCGCGTCTGCACGTCGAGAACGTCGACGTCTCACTCCCCGCCCCTGGCGTGATGATCCTGGCAGTGACCGGGATCCACCTGCCGGATGGCGAGGCCATCACCATCGAAGGAATCGAGGTTCGCTAACCGTGGCATCCGGCTCGTTCACCAGTGTCAATCTCTCCCAGCTGCCGGCCCCGGCGGTCATCGAAGTGCTCGATTTCGAAGCAATGTTCGATGAGTCGCTTGCTGCATTGCAGGCGCTGGACCCCACGTTCGACGCGCTGCTGCCGTCGGATCCCGCCTTCAAGATCCTGGAAGTCTGCACCTACCTGCGCCTGCTCGACCGACAGCGCGTCAACGATGCCGCGCGTGGCGTCATGCTGGCCTACGCCGTGGGCAGCGATCTGGATCAGCTCGCGGCGATCTTCGGCATTGCACGCCTGGTACTCGATCCCGGCAAGCCGCAGGAAGGCGTCCTTCCCCGCTACGAGAACGACGAGGACTTCCGTCGCCGCATCCAGCTGGGACCGGAAGGCTTCAGCGTGGCCGGCCCGGAAGGTGCCTACGTATTCCATGCACTGAGCGCGGATCCGCGCGTGCTGGATGCCAGCGCCACCAGCAGCACGCCCGGTGAGGTCGTTGTATCGGTGCTGTCGCGTGAAGCCGACGGCACCGCCACCCAGGGTCTCCTTGATGCGGTCGAGGCGAAGCTGAGCGCGGACGACGTGCGCCCGTTGACCGATCACGTACTGGTGAAACCGGCGACGATCATCAACTACGCCGTCACCGCCACGCTGTACACCTTCGCCGGTCCCGACTCGCAGGTCGTGTTGGCTGAAGCACGCACACGCCTGGATCGCTACATCATCGAATCGCATCGTCTCGGCCGCGACGTGACCCGCTCCGGGTTGTTCGCTGCATTGCATGCCGAAGGCGTACAGCGCGTGGTGATCGACAGCCCCGCCGCGGACGTGGTGGTGGACCGTACCCAGGCCACGTACTGCACCGCCGTGACGCTGGCCCACGGTGGCAACGATGAGTGAGGCCACCACGCGCCAGGTCAATGCGCGTCTGCGTGGCGCGATTGATGGGAAGAACCAGGTGTTCCGTCATCCCGGCGGCATGCTGGCAACGGTGCAGGCGGTGTATCGCACGGATGGGCAGGGACGCCAGCGCCTGAACGATGTTTCCATCACCGGTAGCGTGGTCACCCTCGCAGCCGCGCCTGTGCCCGGCGTGATCATCGACGCTGACGCACAGGTCCGGGTGCCGTCGTCGGCCAACCTGCTGCCGCCCAATGCCACCCGGGCCGAGCGCGCACTGTCGCGGGCGATCGTTGCCCGTCCGCTGCCGGTGGACATCACTGCCCTGTGGGACGCCGATCGCTGTCCGGCCGCGTTGCTGCCCTGGCTGGCATGGGCACTCTCGGTAGACGAATGGAAGGCGTACTGGCCCGAACCGGTGAAGCGCGCGAGGGTACGCGCGGCGATCGCCATCCAGCGCCGCAAGGGCACGGCCGGCAGCGTGCGCGACGTGGTCGCAGCGTTCGGGGGTTCAGTGCTGATCCGCGAATGGTGGCAGCTGCAACCCAAGGGACCGCCGCACACCTTCGAAGCGGTGATGACCATTGCCAACCAGGGCGGCACCGCGGCAACCGCCATGTTCGTCGACGACGTCATCGGCGAGATCACCCGCACCAAGCCGGTGCGCTCGCATTTCACCTTCACCCAAGGCATGCAGGCCGACGCAGCAATCGGCGCGCTTGCAGCCGCACACGCCACGGCCTTCCGCCGCATCCAACTGATCGGAGAGTAAACCCCGCATGCGCTTGAAAATCACCGACGCCGGCTTCGCCAAGCTGGTCAATCCGCCGAATACCGGCACCAATGCCGTTCTGGTTACCCAGATCGGCCTGACGTCCACTGCGTTCACGCCTTCGGCCGGCCTGAACGCGCTGCCAGGCGAGATCAAACGCGTCGCCACCTTCGGCGGCCAGGCCGTGGGCGATGACACGCTGCACGTGACCATCCGCGATGACAGCACGACCGCCTATTCGCTGCGCGGCTTCGGCCTGTACCTGGCCGATGGCACGCTGTTCGCCACTTACGGCCAGACCGATCCGATCATGGAAAAGACGGCGGCCTCGATGCTGTTGCTGGCCACGGATGCGCGCTTCACTGACGTGGACATCACCCAGATCCAGTTCGGCAACGCCGAATTCGTCTACCCGCCGGCCACCACCGAGGTGCTGGGCGTGGTCGAGCTGGCCACCAACATCGAGGCGGAAGACGCGGCCGACACCCAGCGCGCGGTGACCCCGCGCGGCCTGCGTGCATTCACCGACAAGCGCTTTGGCGCAGCCGCACCGACTGCACTGGCCAGGACACTGCTGTCTGCCGCAACCACGGCCGCCGCACGCACCGCGTTGGAGCTGAAGGGGGCCGCGCTGAAGGACACCGGCCATGGCAATGGCCTGGATGCCGATACCCTGGATGGCAAGCACGCATCCGCGTTCGCCCTGGCGGGTGACTTCGCTACGGTGGGACACAAGCATGTCATCGCAGATGTGACCGGGCTGCAGACTGCCTTGGACGGCAAGGCATCCAAAGGCACGAACAGCTTCACCGACCAGCAGTTTGTCGGCGGAACGTATCCGCTGGTGGGCTTTGGCGCCCAGGGGGCAGAGCAATCGTTCATCGGCGGCTGGGCGAACACCGGGCTGTGGCGGGTATGGAGCAATGATCGCGCGGCCAGCAGTGAGATCACCATCAAGCACGGCGATACCCCGCGCTGGAACGGCTCATCGATGTGGCATGCGGGCAATTTTGCGCCAGAGTCAAAGATGGATGTGGCGGGCGGTACGTTCACCGGCGCTGTCTCCGTCAAGAACAATTCCCTGCGCGTTTCAGGCTGGGGGAGCGTTGCAACCGACGGCGTCGTCTACTTTGGCTCGGGTGACAGCTATCTATTCAAGTCGGGCGCAACGTTCACCTTCAAGAACGCAGAAGGGGGTTTCAACGCCACCTTGAACACCGGCGGGTCCATCTGGACCAGTGGAAACTTCGATCCGGCAGGCAAGGTCAGCAAGACCGGTGACACGATGAATGGCGTCCTATCTCACATGCTTGGCGGCGCCGATACCCAACAGATCATGCAGGACTATGGCTATGCCGGCGGCGCCCTGCGATGGCGGGTCGTTCTGGACAACGGTGGTCACTACTCATTGTGGCGCTATCCACCGGGTGCTGCGATCCGTACCCTTGCATTCGACAAGAACAACGGTGCCGCCTATTTCGAAGGAGCAATCAACGCGGCCGGGAGAATACGTGCCGGGGGCGGTTTCGATCCGAACTCGCCGCAGAACGCCGGCGTGATCTCGTCTGGCTCCTACGGCGGCGCCCTTGCAATGGAGGATGGCGTTCATCACGCCTACTTCTATACGCAGAACGGAGACGCGATTGTTGGCCGAATTCGCAACGGGAACAATGGCGCCTTCAACCAGCTCTTCTACGCTGGCACCAACGGCTTCAGCACGCCAGCCGGATTCGATTTCGGCTCCTCGCGCAAACTGAAGACCATCGAAGGTCCCCAGCCATATGGTCTGGCGGAAGTGGAACGTATGGAGCTGGCCACCGGCCACTACAAGCCCGAATACAACCCCGACGGTCGTCGCCGCCTGTTCTTCGTAGCCGAACAGCTTGCCGAACTGGTACCCGAAGCCGTCAACCTGGAAGGCGTCGAGTTCAACGGCGAACGCGTTGCCTCGATCAAGCTCGACCAACTGCTGCCGGTCATGGCCAAGGCCATCCAGGAACTGGCCGCCGAAGTGCGTGCGCTGAAGGCGGAGCGCTGACATGGCCAGCGGATATCGCTCTGCAGGCGTCGACTTCGACGACCTGTTCGATCCTTACCTGGAAGGCCCCGTCGCGCAGGATTGCGGCCTGCGCGTGGGCGGCACCGACCTCAGCCGTCGCTACGCCCACATCCAGTACGGCAGCAAACGCGGTGACGTCGGCTATCGCGTCGGTGGCATGGACGTATCGAACCTGTGGGCTGCGCGTGGCAGCGCCAGCTATCGCCTGCCGTTCCATGGCCAGGGCTATTCGGCAAGCAACGGTGCCAAGACCAACTCGACCGGATCGGCATCGGCATCGGTCTCGATCGACATGCTGTCCGATGGCAACTACAGCATCCGTCGAAGTGTCACCGGCGGTGGCAACAACAGCAACACGGTCGTTGCCTCCGGTCGTTGGCTTCCGGCAGGCGCGAATGCCTCCGAGTACGACGTGCAGTTCAGTGTAAGCAACCAGGGAGCGGCGTACTTCAGTAACAGTGCACCGTCGTTCGCCTCGCTGGCGTCTTCGCAATCTGCAGGCGTCTCCATCAGCGTGCCCGCCAGGTCCACCAGTTTTGAAAGCGCCTCCACCAGCATCAACGTCCACCTGCGTCGTGCCGGCGGCAACGCGCAGGTCTCCAGCTTCAGCGCAAGCGTCAGCGCCTCCGGCTGGGTCTGATCGATCACCGGGCCACGGCTGCAATTATCGCCGCCGTCGCCTTTCCCGAAGATATACACGTCGCCTGAATCTGCAGGCACACCACCACACCGAGGAACCTCTCCGAATGACCGAATTTCTCCATGGCGTACAGGTCGTCAACATCGACACCGGTGCCCGCTCGATCGCCGTCGCCTCCACCAGCGTGATCGGCATCGTCGGCACCGCACCGCTGGCTGACGCCGATGCATTCCCCATCAACACTCCCGTCCTGGTGACCTCGCCATCGCAGGCGGCCAAGCTGTCGGCCAAGACCGGCACCGAAGCCGGCACCCTGCCGGGCGCACTGGACGCGATCTTCGACCAGTCGTCGGCCGTCGTGGTCGTGATCCGTGTCGAGAGCGGCGCCTCCGACAGTGCCACCCTGGCCAATGTCCTGGGCGGCGTGAACGCACAGACCGGCGCTTACTCTGGCGTGCACGCACTGCTCGCCGCCAAGTCCATCGTCGGTGTGAAGCCGCGCATCCTGGTGGCACCGGGCTTCACCCACGTGCACCCGGCCGACCCGGCCAGTCCGGACACCGTGCTGGCCAACCCGGTCATCGCCGAGCTGCTCGGCATCGCCGACAAGCTGCGCGCCATCATCATCAAGGATGGCCCGAACAGCAACGACGATGCAGCCAAGACCACCACCGCACTGACCGGTTCCAAGCGTGTCTACGTGGTTGACCCGGCCGTGCTGGTGCAGCAGGGTGAAGCGATCGTCAGCCGCTATGCCTCCGGTGCCGTGGCCGGTGCCATCGCCCGCAGCGACAACGAACGCGGCTGGTGGGCGTCGCCGTCCAACCAGGAGCTGTACGGCATCGTCGGCACTGCGCGTGCGATCGATTTCGGCCTGTCCGATGCGACCAGCCGCGCCAACCTGCTGAACCAGGCCAACGTGGCGACGATCATCCGCGAAGGTGGCTTCCGCCTGTGGGGCAACCGCACCGCCAGCATCGATCCCAAGTGGCAGTTCCTGTGCGTGGTGCGGACCGCCGACATCATCGCCGACAGCCTAGAGGCTGCCCACCTGTGGGCCGTCGACCGCGGCATCAGCAAGACCTACGTCGATGACGTGCGCGAGGGCGTCAATGCCTTCCTGCGCGGCCTAAAGACGCAGGGCGCGATCCTCGGCGGCAACTGCTGGATCGACCCCGACCTGAACG